TGCACCGTCATTGGTCAGGGTCAAAGTTCCTGCAATGGCAATGTTTGTGTATTGCGTAATACCGTTATTAACGGTGTCGCCCCATGTGCCGGAGAGTTCGCCCTGTACTGGTAGAGCTAAACCTAATTGTGCCGTTGCGCCTGTAGTCATTTAAAAGCTCCTAATTCGTGTCGATCTGTGTCCACCCAGCATCTTGGGTGTCACTAACCTGCGTCCAACCTGACGACTGAACATTGTTGATATTTTGCCAGTTTGCGGTCTGTGTGTCATCAATAATTTCCCACAGTGGTCGCCCAAGTAATAAATCCGATATTGTTGCCAACTCTACAACAGAAGCCTTAAAGCTTGCCACTGCCGCATCCACATCAGACCCAGTAGCACTCTCTGAAATCACACCCTTAAATGTAACCCCAGCCGCTATTGCATCTGCACCTGTCGCTGTCTCGCTAACCGAAGCACCGATAGCCAAACTACCCGATACCGTATCTGCCCCAGTTGCTGTCTCAACAATATAAACCAGAAATGTGAAAGCTGATGCAGTGGCATCCGTGGCTGTTGCGCTCTCAAGAATCTGACCCAAGAAGTTGGCAAAAGCTGCGTCCGTGTCAGAGCCTGTTGCTGTCTCAGAAACAGATACCCCATACGTTGGGATAGCACTAATCGCATCTGACCCTGTACCACTCTCGCTAACCGCAGCCCCGAATGTTGCCGCTGCACTTATTGCGTCTGATCCTGTACTTGTCTCTGATACCGAAGCTGGAACCGTAACCAGCGAACTAATTGCATCCGAGCCTGTAGCTGTTTCAGCAACACTAGACAGAATACTAACTACTGAAGAGTCGGCATCTGTCCCTGTCGCAGTTTCAGCAACACTCCGGTCATAGACTGAATCACCCCAGCCAGCCTGACCCCATGTGCCAGAACCCCAGCCGCCTTCAGCCATTTAGACCTCAAGCAGCGAGGCTGAATGTGTAGGTTACAGAGATAATGTCGCCAGACACAACCGAGCGGTCACCGGGTGAACTGAAGTCAGCCGCAGAGAACAACGTACCAGTCGTACCGCTTTTAGCACTACCGCTAGTCAAGAACGCACCGCCAACGGTTGTTGTGCCGTTGATGTTGAATGTTGCTGGAGAAGCTGCGTTAGTCACCACAGATGGGTTAGCAGTTGTCGCTGTAACAAAAGTAGCCGCTACACGGGTAGAGTTGCTGTATGCAGTAACTTCAGTCCAGCCAGCGTGTGAAGACATGGTGTCACCAGCGGCAGGTGTATTAGAAGCACCAGCGCCGTACAGACCGATGTACCAAGTGGTGATCTGGGTAACAGAAGTCAAAGCCGTGCCGGCCATATAAGCCAGACCAGCGTTAACAACCAAGTTCTTTGTGTCAGCAGACCACTTCAGATTGCCGTCTTTGTCATGGCACTCAACGTGATAAACGCCTGTAGCCTTGGCTTCTTCGCCTGACTGTGTACCGGCAATAAAACCACTAGAAACGTGGTCGGTAGCTTTTAGTTTTTCCGTGGTCATGGTGTGTCCTTATGAAATGCGCACGATGGCGCTGTTGGCGTCAGAAGTTGGGAAGATAATCTGGAACGTGTCATTAACGACTGTTTTGTCTGAACCAAAGTCCAGCACCGCTACAGACTTGTTGCCCTGTGTAGAGTTGTAAATCAAAGCGCCACGGCATGTGAACGACGCACTCGCCCAGCTTGTATTACTAAACGAAATAAACGCAGTTGGTACAAAGCTTGAATTGTTGGCCGAAGTAGGCGACGTTGAGATCACCAACGTATTACCACCAGCGGTATAGCCCGTACCCACAACTTCATTGGTTGTTGTATACACAGTTGTTGCTGGACCAATACTGGACGCGCCTGTATACAGAGCAATCTTGAAAGTGTTAGGTGACGTCGGGCCGAAGTTATGAATTGCCTGAAGCAGCTCAACCCTAAAGCTAGTAGTCGTAGTTTGTTGAATCGCCATCAGGTCACCGCCTGTCTAAACTGACCAGAACGGTACGCATCCTGACGCTCCATACCATCGCCCAAACGTTTAGCCAGCGCTAATGCCTCTTGGTACTTGGTGTTGTAAACAGCCATCACGTCTTGCTCACCCTTCATGTAGGTGTAGGCCTCAACTAATGAGCCGTATAGAAGCACAGAATCAAAGTTATCGCCAAGCCATGTAGTGCCTGCAGTCACAATAGATTCGGGGTAGTAGTAATAATGCAGCTCAACATAATACTGCGCATCGGGGGTTGGACCGAGGATGAACGACAGCTCCGCCTCATTATCCGAACGGGGGCCGAACAGTGCGTAGTACTTAGGGGTACCTGCATCATTTGGGGTCGGGTACGCTTGACGAATAAAGTTAACGTCTTTGTTAAGCAAATACTCGTATGAACCTGTGTTGATATTGTCACCGGTCACATTGGTAACGACAGCCATAGAATACACCGCCAAAAAGTCTGAGGGGCATTGCAAGTATTTATTGCTTGTCGTTGTTAGGCCAGTCACATTCTTACGAATGGAAGGGAACTGAACCGTGTTGTAAATACGCTGCTCAGCTTGCTGAACGAACACGGGTATCTCAGCGATAAAGTTCGCTTCGGTGTTTTCCGTATACGCCTGAATAGCGTTGCTGAGTGCAGTGTAATTCATGCCATTGGGCCTCGGGCCATCAAGCCTTTGGTTGCTGCACCTGTGCCACGAATCTTAATACCTGATGTCTTTACACCGGGGTAAGGATTGCTACGCTCGTTAGCCACAGACGTATTGGCTTTCAACGCCTGTTTGACAGGCATTTCACCAACAACAACGCTGGGTACTTTTTTAGGTACTTTGTATGTAGCCATGTTAGACACCTCTCTGTTTACGACCGGGTGATTTTTGGTTAGCGACTTTAGCCAAGTTGCGACCCATCTTCAGCATATCGCTGTTAGTCTTGCCACCAGCTCGCATGTTTTTAACCGCTGCATCAGGATGAGCGGCTTTCATGCCCTTAGCCATGTGTGCTTTTAGTGCTTTCTTTGCGTCCATTTTCAGGCTCCTATCTGTATCGTTACTGTACCAACTTCTGCCAATAAAACCAAGTCATTTGGCGTTAAAGCAGTATCAAAAAATTTGGCCCCACCAACTGGGTTCCAACCCCATTGAAAAACCCGACTACCACCTTCTGGATAACCATCAGCATTTGCTGCGGGGCTATTGGTGTTTACAATTTGTAAGCCACTCAATCCAGATTGATAATAACTGCGATCAGGGCGTGGATTCCTCAAACCTTGTGGGTCGTCAACAGGGTACATACCCAGCTGCAACTGTGGCTGATCGGGGTCCCAGCACTCGGGGCAAACCAACAAGTCGTAGTTCTTCGTCTTGATGATTTCTTTACGCAGTACTTTTAACTTGAACCGTTGGTCACAACGGTCGCACTGCGCAATTGCCCATTTGCCAGAAGCAAACCGATTACCCATCAGGTGCCTCCAATGAACTGCTGACGAGGCACAAAACGTATAGCGGCTTTCTCCCGATCTTCCGATGCGGCGAGTTCCCAAGCTTCGTCATACTGTTGCTTAAGTACAGGCAAGCGCTCAGCGCCCCCGGCAATTTTCAACGCCAAGTAGTAGGACAGGCCAGCGGCCATGCAAGGGATAAATCGGAACGGCACGTCCATCACGTTTACACCACCACCTGCATCCTGCGTGCGGCGTAAGCGCCAGTAGACAAATGTGTACTGTTGTGCGGAGTCTGGGGTAGGCCAAACGGTAATAGCAGGCACTTGAGCCAGATAGACCGTAGCGCCGGTTGTGTGCGAGGCTGCAGTTGTGTCTTGTTGTCCACGGAAACAGCTATATAGGGTATTTCCTGATATGTATCCGTAGTTGATGATCTCGTTGTCGATCTTCACAAACCCAGCAGCTGGTAGGCCAATGACCGAGTTAAGTGTGATCTGTGTAACTGTGGACGTAATAGAGCCACTCAAAGTCAGGCCAGTCGGTGAGTTCTGACCATCTAAACGCTGAATCCAGACCTGAATGGGTCGGGCTTGTTGAATCTTGTTGGGGATTGTGGCGTAAGTAGAAACACTAATACGCGTTATTGTCAGGTCAGCTTGGCTATTTTGAATGTTGGCTTGTGTACGGATTACATGCTCAAGTAAGTCAACAGTGTCGTCCGGTAAAGCGTACGTGTTTTGGCCTTGAACCAGAGGGATTTCACCCTGCTCAATTGTCCACATATTGATGCCACGATTGGCCCAATCTGCAAACATGATGTTGAGACTACGACGCGCAGTGCGCAGGTCATAGCCAGTACGCAACTCGCTACCGGCGCGTTCAAACGCCTCTTCAACCAACTCGTCAAGCTGAAGATTGAAGTTAGATGTGCCGGAAGTAATTGCCATTATTTTTTCATCCCTTTAAGGGTCTCAGCTAGACGTGCGCGTTGGCCCATTTTACCGGGTGCTTTAGCAGCCTTTGCAAGTGTCTTTGCGGGTATGGGTTTATCGCCTTTAACTCCAAGCGATTTACGCAATGCACCCGGTTTTTTAATAGCTGATTGAATCCAATTTTTAGTAGACCCACCTTTTTTCATGCCTTCAACACCACGGCCCTTAAGGATGTCTGCTTGGGTAACTTTACCGTCACCAGTAAGATCAGGAAATTTTGCCATCATCTAAACCCCGCCGTTTTCTTTGCAATCGTTTTAGGTTGCGCTACGAATTGTTTTCCGGCTTTTTTACCGGCTCTTTTTGCTCTGGTAGTTGCAGCGTACTCCGCAGGGCTGAGAGATTTAATCGCAGCTTCAGGAAGGTATCGCTCACC